TGTTACGGTTACTGGTGAAGAATTATCGACTGTGCAGAAAGCTGCAGGAGTATTACAATTCTCTGAAATTGCATTTGTAGGCGAAGGCGGCAAATGTTATCTAAGAGCTATCGACAGTGCCAACAGCAACGCAGATGACTTTGGCGTTGAAATTGGAGAAACTGCCGATACGTTTAACATTATCATTAAAACTGATAATCTTAAACTAATGCCAATGGATTACGAAGTTACTCTTTGTTCAAAAGGTATCTCGCAATTCAAAGGAAAAGGTGTCACGTACTTCGTGGCAATTGATTCAAAGTCGACTTATAAGAAAGGTGAATAGTATGATGGACCAAGCACAACAGCAGGGACAGCAAGAAGAAGAAGTAGTAATTAACATTGGCGATTTGTCAACATTGCTACAGGTAATTGATGTAGTCTCTACCCGTGGTGGATTCCAAGGTCAAGAACTAGCAGGTATTGGTATGTTACGTAATAAACTCGAAGCATATCTAAAACAAAATACTCCTCAACAAGGACAGGGCGATAGCTCTGTCGGCGAGCAGGCAGTAGGCGTTGATACCGCAGGTGCTGGTGAATTGGCTGGCAAGCTTGTTGACTAATTAGTTAACACAAATGCTTCTCGAGAAGCGGGGTTCAGTCGTTCTGATTGTTTCCCCGCGTTTTCGAACTTTTTTATTATTATATTATGGTGTTAAATTATGACTGTGCAAGCTAAAATGAATGAAGCTCTTTGGGTAGAAAAGTATCGCCCACAACTTATTGAAGACACAATCCTCCCAGATCAAATGAAAGAATCGTTTCGCAAGTTTGTTAAAGACGGTTCAGTTCCAAATCTATTATTAACTGGTGGCCCAGGTGTAGGTAAGACAACCGTTGCTAAGGCAATGCTCGAAGAATTAGGTTGTGACTACATTGTAAAGAACGGTTCTCTTAACGTTAATATTGATACCCTCCGATATGACATCTCTACTTTTGCATCTGCAGTATCTCTAACAGGTACTGGTCGTAAGTATGTTATATTCGATGAAGCAGATTATCTTAACGCTGCTAATGTTCAACCAGCTCTACGTAACTTTATTGAAGAATACTCTTCTAACTGTGGATTTATCTTTACTTGTAATTTCAAGAATCGTATTATCAGCCCATTACGTTCAAGGTTATCTGAAGTAGACTTCTCAATTGATACTAAAGAAAAGCCACAGATGGCGATGCAGTTCTATAAACGCGTCATTGCTATTCTCGATAACGAAGGTGTTGAATACTCTAAGCCAGTTGTTGGCAAAGTAATTGAGAAACACTTTCCTGATTTCCGTAGAGTATTAACTGAATTACAAACGTATGCTGCATCTGGTAAAATCGATGAAGGTATCTTTGTTAATCTCAAAGAAGAATCTATTGATGAAGTATTCCAATTGTGTAAAGCTAAAAAGTTTACTGATATGCGCAAATGGGTTGCCAAAAATTCTGACCAAGACATGAATGAAATGTTCCGAAGAATCTATGACGCAATGAATGGCAAAGTAGAACTCAGAAGTCAAGCTGGCTTTATCGTTACTCTTGCTGATTACATGTACAAGTCTTCCTTAGTTGCTGACCAAGAAATTAATATGGTTGCCTTTCTAACTGAAGTTATGATTGAATCAGAGTTCGTCTAATGGCGATCAAATGTTTTTCTTGTAGTGTAAAGACAACCAAAAAGACAGCTTGGACCGTTGAAATGATTACTGCTGAAGGTAAACACAAAATTACTTTATGCGAACCATGTGGTATTGATTTCGATAAATTGGCAGAAGAACTTAAAGAGGTACTTGATGAAAGACCTGAACCCATTTGATTTTATGAACGCAGCTTCTTTTAGTAAGGAAGATGTTATTCGAGATAGTGATCAACCTGAGCATACTGAAAAATCGTACAACGCTTATATTATTAATCGTGGCTTTGTAAACTTTGACGACTGTGTTCTCCATGCTAACGAAATGAATATGCGGCATGGTTTGTTCTATGCTGCTCAATTCGATTATTACAAATCTGTTCTAAGGAAACGTAAACGATTTTCCAAATGGCCTAAAGCTGATAAGGATAAAGATCTCGACGTAATCCAACATGTATATCAATGTAACAGAACAGTCGCAAAACAATATCTTAAATGTCTATCCGTAGAAGATATGAAAACGGTTCACTCTAAAATGAACGTTGGTGGTTAAAGTTATGAAAACAATAAATAACTTTAGATGGTATATTACTTGTCATCCACACTACTAATAATATTAATAAAGGTGAATATGTATAATGGACAGTTTAGATATTTTCAAAGGAGTTGGCGCGGAAGTTGAGTTACCTACGCAAGATAGCTTCTTAAAGGTGAAAGAGACTTTAACACGAATCGGTATTTCAAGTCGGAAAGAAAAGAAATTATATCAGTCATGTCATATCCTTCACAAGAAGGGCAGATATGCAATTTTACATTTTAAAGAATTGTTTATCCTAGATGGTAAACATAACACGCTAACAGAAGAAGATATCGCACGTCGTAATACGATTGTGAACCTATTAGAAGAATGGGAACTTGTAAAGATTGTAGATCCTACAAAAACTGCTGAACCCGTTGCTTCTCTAAATCAAATCAAAATCATTTCTTTTAAAGAAAAAAGCGAATGGGAATTGACTGTTAAGTACAACATCGGTAAAAAATAATTATTGAATTGAAAGGAAGAATATATAATGAATGTATTTAAATGTAGACCCAACGCAGAACTCCCCACTTATGGAACCACAGGCTCAGCTTGCTTTGATGTAAAAGCGTGTTTAACGACAGGCGAAAGAATCAGTGGTTACGATGCATGGAACAAAAAAGTTCCACTCGCAGTTAAGAACGGCAAAATAACAATCCAACCAATGCAAAGAGTACTTATTCCAACAGGTCTAATCTTTGATATACCAGATGGTCATTGTATGGAAATGTTTATTCGTTCAAGTGTAGCAACAAAGAAAGGATTAACATTAGTTAACAGTGTTGGAATCATTGATAGCGATTATGTGGAGGAGACTCATATTATCGTACACAATGTATCAGACAGTCTATGTGTTGTAGAACACGGTGAACGATTAGCTCAGTGTAGATTAGCAGAAGTAGTTACATCTGCTTTTAACGAAATTAAAGATGCTCCTGTACAAAAAACCGACCGTGATGGTGGTATTGGTAGTACTGGAGTATAAATAGATTTGTAAGGTGCCGAGAGGGCTTTACATCTAACCGATGGGTATTACCATCAAACAATAATTAATCAGCCTATTTAGGAGATAAACATGACTGGATTAAACATAAATCAACTAACTCCCTTTACTATCGGATTCGAGACTCTTTTCGACCGACTTATGGAGTTTCCACCAAATCAACAAAATCAAGGGTTCCCACCTTACAATATTCGTAAACTAGACGAAGAGAATTTCACTATTGAACTTGCTCTTGCTGGTCTAGACGAAGATGATGTTGAAATCGAAGTAAAAGAAGGTGTACTAACTGTTCGTTCTGTGTGGGACGAAAAGAAAGACGCTGACGAACAACATCAACTACTACATAGAGGTATTTCTTTTAAGAAATTTACTCGCAGCTTTACGTTGGCTGACGATCTCAATGTTGATGGCGCAAGCTTTAAGAATGGTCTTTTAACAATAGGTTTGGAAAGAATCATTCCTGAGCACAAAAAGGCTAAAAAGATTAAGATTGGCAAAAAGGAATATCTTAAAGGCTAATCTTTGTTTAATGAGAGTGGTCGCAAGGCCACTCAACTATTGATAGGAAAGTAAATTATGAGACAAGTACCAGACGTAACATTTAAATTACGAACACGCAATTCAGAATCTGGCGAGTTCGATTGGTCGTACCCAACTACAGACGATTACTTTAAAAATAAAAGAGTCGTTGTATTTTCACTCCCCGGTGCGTTCACCCCAACATGTTCAAACAACCAAGTACCAGGGTTTGATGTATTACACGATCAGATCGTTGCAGAAGGAGTTGACGAAGTATATTGCGTTTCGTGTAACGATGCTTTTGTAATGAATGCTTGGGCAGAAGATCTAAGAATCAAGAACGTTAAACTAATTCCTGATGGTAGTTGTGAATTCACTAACGGTATGGGAATGTTAGTACGAAAGGATAACGTTGGCTTTGGAGCAAGATCTTGGAGATATGCTATGGTCGTAGACGATGGTACTGTTGAAAGAATGTTTGTTGAACCAGGGCAAGAAGATGATCATGGAGCAGATCCTTATGGAGAATCAGCCCCTGAGAAGGTTCTTGAATATCTAAAGAGTTAATTTATGGGATCCTTCGGGGTCCCTTTTTTTATTAACCGGTTGGCAAGGCTGCTCTGCCAAGATCGCCACCAACATCACCAGCAGTTATGTTAGTTAAGGATTTTCTACTAGCATCTACAGTAGATCCACCAACATTAGTAGATC